CCAATGAACAGGGCGCGTCCCTTGAGGTCAGAGAGCGCTGGGCGCAAAATGGCTTCCCACACATCCTGCTTCATAAACGCCAACTCGTCCATGACCAAATACTTCAAGGACACACCCCGAAGGGTGTCGGGGCGGTCAGCACCCTTTAAGTATATGGTGTTGCCGCCAGCGAGCGTAATGGTTAGATTGTTGATGTTGCTGCCTTCTACGATTTCTCCCGCTAAGTCAAACAGCTTCTCCCACAGGATATCACGCGCCATGCCCTGCGTTGGTGCAACGTAAAACACTTTCCCCGGCTCACCGTTAAGTGCCGCTACGATGAGCGATACGGCAGCGAGATGGCTTTTGCCGCAGCGTCGGCCAGCAGCTACAACCTTAAAGCGACTACCGTCCTCGTAGACTTCTTGCTGCCACGGGATAAGCGATAGGTCTATGTTAGCCACTAAGCTGGCTGCTCCTCAGCGTACTTACGCATTACAGCAGCGTTACGTTCCATGCGCTTCACTACGCCGTCGTCAGGGTTTTTCTTTTTGCGTTTCTTGTACTCTGCGTGATTAAGGTACTCTTCTGCTGCCGCAGCGTACTGCCCTTTAGATAGAAGCTTAGCGGTCTTAGGGCCTAGGTCGCCACGGTACACAGCAGACAGCACAGCATTTTTAAGGTCTTGCGGCATGGTTGTGTAGCCTTTAACCTTACGCGCTGCTCGCTCTTCATACTTAGGAAAAATTTCCGTAAAGAAGTTCTTCCCTTTGTTTTCTTTTGTAGCGCCCACTCCTTCAGTAGACACACCCACATCATCTTCATACTCCGTGGGTACAAAACCTTCTTCTTCAATAAGATGAACCATGCCGGGGTCTAGCGGACCTTTGTATCCGTAGTGCTGGGCTGCTTCGTTGATGCGCTTTGCTAAATTACTATTCATCTTCTGATTCCTCTTGAGGCTCATACGGTTCGTAAATGCCTTCTTCTTCTCCCGCATCTCCGCTAACCGTAACGCTTCCGCCCGCCGGAGTTCCAATTCCGCTGATATTGATAGACACCTGTGCCTGCTGTTTACCGTCCGAAGTAAAGCCCGCCACAGGCATAAGACGATCCGCCAACAACTTAAGAGCAACCGCCTGCTGTTTATGCTCATCATCAAAAGCAATCTCAAACATCTTCTCAATTAACGCAGGTGACTTGGGGTTTAGTAAAAGCCGTGCCCTAAAGTCCTTTAAAGCAGCCGCCTGCTGTCTTTTACTCAACTCTTTAGTTGATTGTAGTGCCGCTTTGGAGGGGCGACCGCGTTTCGTTACGGGCTTATCCGCCATGTAGCGTTCCTATGTAGCTTAATGGTTAACAAAACGGGCCATACGGCCCGAACATATACACAAAAATAAATATATACTGTACTTTATGTACCGTAATGCTACCTATACAGTTGGTCAGAGGTATTCGGCTGTATTCGTAAGGCCTTTCGGCTGTGCTTTTTTTATCAGCAGTTGTCGTTAGGCTGTAGCTGCTGTCGTCTGAGTCCTGTATAGCTAAAGAATACCATATATTTTATCATACTTTTAGGCAAAAGTCAATAGCTGTAGCGAAATGAAGCGTAAATGGGTAGCATAACGGCCCATACAGAGCGCTACGGCCCATGCAGTTTTCCATATTGTTCACTTTTTGTACACTTTGTAGGCGTTATGCGGCATTGCGGACAGTTTGCTAGCGTATAAAGTGTATCAATTTGTATCCACTTGGATACTCAAAAGTTACTTTTTGCAAGTCGGAGCGCTACCCGGCGTCTCGGCCCGCCCCGACAGCCCCTCCCCCGCCCCAAATCGCAATGCGAATCGTTATCATTTGCATTCGCAACGCCCGCGCAACGCCTGCGCAACGCCTGCGCAACGCCTGCGCAATGTTAACAGTGCTCACATTGGGAGCGGAGAGGGAGCGAGGCGGGAACCGCCCCGGCAGCAACGCGCCACCATCCAGGTGAGAATGAGAACGATTCGTATCTGGCAATGGCACCTATAAAGGGATACATTCCATATTGTCTCCATTATTGAGGCTAGACGGCTGCGCTGCGAGCGTGTACCTTTCACCGTGTAGTCAATCAATAGTTAATAAAGGTGAACATTATGAATGCATACGAATTGAACAAGGCAGCGCATGAGGCCCTCACCGCTTGGAGCGCTACGCTTTCCGATGAAGAGCGCGCTAGCCTCTACGCTTGCGAGAATGATGGCGCAGAGTCCTTTGAGTACGTAGATGGCGCAGCCGATTCGGTCTGGGCTAAGTATCAGCTAGAGACTGATCAGATCCACGAGGCAATGCGTGAGGCTAGCATCTACAACGTGCGCCACGAGCGGGGCCATCGCGCTCTGCCTGAAGAGTACACCACGACCCCACCCAAGATTGCAGAGGCCCGCGAAGCACGCGCAGCGTCTCTTGTGCGAAGCCTCAAGCGCAAGGCCAAGGCGCGGCGCTACCATGACATTTCCGATATCTGCCTTGGCAAGGATGGCACGCTGCTAGGCTCAAGCGCGCAAGCGCGGGCGCACCGCAAGGCCGGGGCGCAAGATTTCCGCGCCGCTACTGCCGGCCTCACCGTAGCGCAGCAAACCAAAACGCGCCGCTACATGGCTAAGCACGGCACCAGCGCCAGCGAAGCACGCGCAGCGCTGGGCCTGTAACGCCAGCGCCAAGGCAGCGCAAGGGCCCGCTTCGGCGGGCTTTTTGCTGCCTTCCAGGTGAGAATGATTATCATTTGTATGTAGCGCTACGGGCCAAATGAGAATGATTCCTAACTGGGCATGGCGCCCATTAGTGTAAGCACAACGGAGGAAGCACAATGACAATCAAGCTATCAAAACCCGGAAAAATGCCATGCCTGTCATGGTCCCTGCAAGCGCTGGACACCTGCCCCGGTAGCAAGAAGGCCGACGGGACGCTGGTTGACGCGTGCAAGGGCTGCTATGCGACCGATGGAAACTATCTGTTTAAGAATGTAAAAGGCGTACGCTTGCACAATCGCGAGGATTGGAAGCGCGACGCGTGGGCCGATGATATGGTGAAGGCGTTGGATAATTCGCGTTACTTTCGCTGGTTTGATAGTGGGGACGTGTATGACGTGCGACTAGCGCGCAAGATTCTTGACGTGATGCAGCGCACGCCTTGGGTCAGTCATTGGCTCCCAACGCGCATGCACAAATTCCCCAAATTCGCCCCCGTGCTAGACGCAATGCAAGCGCTGCCGAATGTTGTGGTGCGCTTGTCGTCCGATAGCATCACGGGTGAGACCATCGCGGGGCAGACTACTAGCACCATCGTGCCCCACGCTGAAGACGCGCCAGCGAACGCTACAGTTTGCGAAGCATACACCCGCGACGGGAAGTGTGCCGCTTGTCGGGCGTGCTGGCAGAAGGACGTGGCCGTGATAGCATACCCGCAACACGGGCGCAAAATGGCGAAGCAGCATAAAAACCTAATCGCACGGATTGCAGCGTAAACGAGAATGATTCTCATCTGGGCATGGCGCCCATAAGTGTAAGCACAAACCAACCATTGAGGTAACAATTATGAAAAAAGTATTTGGCCGTCTGTATTTCTCTCGCACCCGCGTTGCGCTCCGTCGCTACGGTGTCCAGCGTGGGCGTACCTTCAACGCCGTGCATATCGGCAAGCGTTCCTACTACTTCCAGCACAATGGGGAGGCAGCGTAATGGCAAAGCTAAGCAAAAAGCAACGCGAACAGCTAGGCGATATTATCAACACCTTGCAAGTGTGCGAAATCTGTAAGAAAGACGAGGCACGCGAAGAAAACTGGGACCGCTACCGCTTCTGGATGCAGCGGGAGGAAGACTATACCATCAAGCTGTTTGAAGAGTTTGGGGTAGCGCTTCCGATGCTAAAACATATACAGGACAAGCGACAATTAAACGAGGAGGCAGCATGAAAATCACGCGCAAGTCCGGGCTAACCGGAGAAATCAACACTCGCGATCTTGACATTACGCCGAAGCAGTACACGGCGTACCTTGGCGGCACGCTGGCACAGCTAGCGTTCCCGCACCTGTCCGCTGAGGACCGTGAGTTTCTTATCACCGGCATCACGCCGGAAGAATGGGACGAATTCGTGGCCGCAGTGGAGGAAGCGTAATGGAGATTAACGCCCTGACAATCTACCTAATCCTTGGCGTCGGCTGTGCGCTGGCGTCATGGGCTGAAGACTTCCAACGCCCTGACGAAACGCCCTTGAATTTCTGGGAGTATGTGTTTATCGTGGCGCTTGGGCCGGTGTTCGCTGTCTTTGAGCTTGTGCTGCTGGTGCGTAACCGGCTGCGCAAATGAGAACGATTCGCATCTGGACACGGCGCCCATATGTGTAAGAGACAACGGAGGAAACACCATGGCAAACATAGACTATGACGACCATTACGAATGGCTCTGCGAAAAGGCCAAGATACGGGAAGCGCTAGCGAAAGAATGGCTCCGCGAAACCATAGCGGCAGGCGATGCGGACGAGCTTTATATCCCCATCGGCGACGACCTAACGCCGCTGCTACTAGCCGTGGGCAAGCGCTTCAACGGCTTTGAGGAAGCACTAGCGGAAGCCATAGACTCGCTGTATTCTCAACCGATCGACGACTACATGGAAGCTATAACGGATTGGCAAGAGGAGTACGGCCTGTGACCATGACGACAGCCGAATTAATCCAGGCAGGACAGGAGGCCGCAGACTCCGCTATGCGGGCCGCTGAGGCGAGGCATATACTCGTACTGCCCAACCCGTTTACGGCCCCTGAGAGCTACGAGGTGGACGCTCAGGTGCTAGTCTACTGTGGGGACGCTAAAAAGCCTGTCGTCACGCTACCATTCTGGTCCGATCATGTCAGCGGCGACGTGCGTGAGCGTGTCCTTGACATTGCAAAACAGATGGCCGCAGCGTATGCTTACGCCACCGATTGGGACGTAACGGTGCAAGTGATTATCAATCATAGGATGATAGCGTTATGAGTGACGTATACAAGCTGTGCAGGTTCTGGTCTTACCACCGGAAATGTTTCTTAACGTATGATGAATGGATCAAGGAGAGCTGGAATGACCCCACGACTCACTGACGCACGCGCCCGTGCCGCTGACTTACTGTCCAATGCGTATGCTGTGCTGCGCGTTGTAGAGCATCAGCTTAGCGACAACGAAGCGCGATTGCTACTTGACATTGCGCAAGCTATTGATACGCTTGAAGTTATGCTAGACTCTGACGAGGAGGAGCAGTAGCATGGGCAGCTATCAAGTAACACGCCCCGACCCTAACGCCCCGAAGCCAACGCTTGAGCAAGTGCTGAGCATGATAGACTTTGAGTACACGCCGAAAAGCAAGGAGTGGCGTATACTGACAGTCAAGGGCACCGTCAAGGGCAGCGTATGGGGCAGCATAGGCGGCAGCGTAGGCGGTGACATACACGGTGACGTTAAGGGCAGCGTGCACGGCTTAATCAATACGCTACCTTGGGAAAACATAGGAGTAAGGCATGGCACTACACACCACGCGAAAGGATAAGGACGCTGAGCGTGAGGCGCTGGCTGCTGATGTTGCAGCATTCCAGGCATCGGGCGGCAAGGTGCAAACCATTACGCCTGAGCAGTACCGCCAGCATAACATTGAGCGTGAAGCTAACCGCAGCGTCACGCGCAACATGCTGACGCTTGAAACCGTCATGGACACCACTAGCTGGGACACGATGGAAGACACACGCGCAGCACGCTTTGCGCTGCTGTCTGCTACCTCTGGAGACTACTCTATGGTGGACGGTAACGACGTACACATGCACGGTGACGGGCCGCTGCGCAGCCGTGCAGAGCGTGACTTCTTTAAAGACTATGATGAAACTGAAATCGAGGAGCTGATCGACGATGACCACGACTACGACGAATGGCAATAACGCCAACCACTACGCCGACATTACGCGGCCTGAGCTGGAGGAATTGTACCACTACCTAGCCAACCCGGAGACAGACTCCAGCATTGCAATGCGCGACATCACTAAAGAGTATGGAGAGAAAGTGGCTAACCTCTTGATGTCGATGATTGACCGTTGACTTTCACAAAAATTTATGATAAAATATTTGTCCCTTTACGGAGGACACGATGTATAACAATAGCGAATCTACCTTCGTTAAACACGAGGGCTGTGAAGCATGCGGTAGCAGTGACGCTAACGCAGTATACAGTAACGGTAGTAAGTTTTGTTTCGCTTGCGAGAAGCACACGCCAGCGCCACGTAACGACAACACCATACCGTTCATCAAACCGGAGCGTTCCTTCGGAACGGAGAAACCTATCAACACACAAACTAAAGACGCAGAGCTTGAGCGCTTGATTGCTAAGTGGGCCGCAGCGCCTGCGTCTAGCATCCCTGAGCGCAACATTACGTCAACGTTCGCCAAGCATTACGGCGTTATTGTTGACGGTGATAAGCATTACTATCCATACTTTGGTGAAGACAGCAGCCAGCCTATCGGCTTCAAGGTACGCACCGTCAGCAGCGTTACGGCAACCATGAACAGCGACGCATCGTGGTCACTGAGGGTGAGCTTGATGCTGTAGCAGCTAACCAACTGTTTGATGGTAAGTCACCCGTTGTGTCCCTGCGTTCTGGTGCTGGCAGTGCAGGCAAGGACTTCAAGGCAGCGTATAATTTCCTTGACGGCTTTGATGAAATCATCTTGTGCTTTGACGCTGACGCGGCAGGCCAGGAAGCTATTGAGAAAGCTGCCGAAGTGTTTGCTGGTAAGCTGCGTGTCATGAAGCTGGACGCACGGCTAGGCAAGGACGCTTGCGACTACCTGAAGGCTGGCCGTAAGAAGGAGTTTACGGATGCGTTCTGGCAGGCGTCGCTGTATACGCCGAAAGGTGTGCTGTCCAAGGAGGAGCTGCTTGAGCGCCTGCTAGCGCCTAAGCCACGCAGCCTTGGAGACTACCCGTGGGCTAAGCTTAACGAGTTGACGTACGGCTTCCGTCCCACGGAGCTTGTGACCATCACGGCAGGCAGCGGGCTGGGTAAGTCTAGCATCCTGCGTGAGATCGTGATGCACATCAAGAACACCACGAACAATCGCATTGGCTGCTTGTTCATGGAAGAGAGCGTTGAGCGCACCGCTGAAGGCTTCATGAGCGTGGACCTAAGCACCCCGCTACACCTGCCCATCAGCACTGTGGAACGTGGCTCTCAGGACTGGATGGCCTGCTATGACCGTGTGTATGGGGACGATAGGCTGTTCATCATGGACGCTGGCTTTGACATTGGCGCTAGCGTTGATGATGTTGTGTCCCGTGTACGCTTCATGGCTAAGGCGTTGGACTGCAACGTCATCGTGCTGGATCACATCAGCATATTGGTATCGGCAGGGCAGCAAGGCGACGAGCGTAAAGCCCTTGACGAGATCATGACGAAGCTGCGTACGCTAACCCAAGACACGGGCATTGTGCTGTTCGCTGTGTCCCACCTCAAGCGCCCTGACGGTAAGGGCCACGAGGACGGAGCCGTAACGTCTGTCTCGCAGCTTCGTGGCAGCGCGTCCATCGCTCAGCTCAGCGACTTTGTAATCGGCTTGGAGCGTAACGGCCAAGCTGAGAGTGCCACTGAACGCAACACCACGCGCATTCGCGTGTTGAAGAATCGCTTCAGCGGCATCACCGGACCAGCGGGCCACCTGCTGTACAACATGGACACAGGACGGCTGTCTGAGTACACGCCACCGGAGGAGGAAGCGCTGTGAAGTCACCGTGTCGCAGCGAGTGTGAGCTGATGGGGGACAGATGCACTGGCTGCGGTAGAACCAAGGAGCAAATTGTGCGCTGGTCACGATACACCGACGAGCAGCGTGAACAAATTATGGAGGAATTAGGATGCGACAGACCCCCGCCTCAGCACTTCGTGTCGAGGAGCTGGAAAGATTACTAGACCAAGTGTCTAAAAAGCTTGACAAACTAGAGCGTATGTATTTCAACAAAGGAGAAGTAAATGATTCCGACAAGCAACCCAAGCTACAGCGCGTTCATCCACGCTAGTCGCTACGCTCGCTGGCTGGATGACGAGCAGCGCCGCGAGACGTGGGACGAGACGGTCAACCGCTACGTCAACTACTGGAAAGACAAGGGTATGGTCAGCAGCAACGAAGCCAAGCGCTTCAAGAAAGCTATCCATGACCTTGACGTAGTGCCCAGCATGCGCGCCCTCATGACGGCTGGCCCTGCGCTGGACCGTGACAACGTGGCTGGCTTCAACTGCGCCTACCTTGCGATCAACGACCCGAAAGCTTTTGACGAGCTGATGTACATCTTGCTCTGCGGCACGGGCGTAGGCTTCAGCGTAGAGCGTGAGGAAGTCAAGAAGCTGCCTGTCGTGGCCGAAGAGTTTGCCGATACGGACACCACCATTGTCGTAGCGGACAGCAAGATTGGCTGGGCTAAGAGTACGCGGCAGCTAATCGCCATGCTCTACGCTGGCGAGGTGCCCAAGCTTGACTACTCCCAGGTACGACCCGCTGGCGCACGGCTCAAGACCTTTGGTGGCAGGGCGTCTGGGCCGGAGCCGCTGGAAGACTTGCACCGCTTCCTTGTGGACGTGTTCAAGGGCGCTGCGGGCAGGAAGCTCACGGACCTAGAGTGCCATGACATTTGCTGTAAGATCGCTGAGATCGTGGTGGTGGGCGGCGTGCGCCGGTCTGCCCTAATCAGTCTGTCAAGCCCTGTGTCTGACCGCATGCAGGCAGCCAAGTCTGGGCAGTGGTGGGAGCGTAACGGCCAGCGTGCCTTGGCTAACAACAGCGCAGTGTACGACGAGAAGCCTGACTTCCCGTTCTTCATGAGCGAGATGAAAGCGTTGTATGAAAGCTATTCAGGTGAGCGCGG